GGCATCTGTTTGCACTGACTTTCTTTCCGAGCGAAAAGGCGTCCACATGAAAATACGCGATCGAATCCGCGAGTTGCGTCGAGTGCCGGCGTCTGAACTGCGGCCCAACCCGAAAAACTGGCGGACCCACCCCGAGGCGCAGGCCAACGCCCTGCGAGGCCTGCTGTCCGAAATCGGGATCGCCGACGCAGTGCTGGCCCGGGAGCTGGCCGACGGGTCGCTGATGCTGGTTGACGGCCACCTGCGGGCCGAAACGCTGGGCGAAGAAACGGTTCCGGTGTTGGTGCTGGACGTCGACGAAGCCGAGGCCGACAAAGTGCTGGCCACCCTGGACCCGTTGGCTGCGATGGCCGAGGCCGACAAGGCGAAGCTGGATGCGATCCTTCGCGAGGTCGACACCGGTTCGCCGGACGTGCAGCAGCTGTTGGCTGACCTAGCGGATGAGGCTGGGCTGTACCAGGACCAGGCCAAGGAGATCGTCGAGGACGAAATCCCGGAGCCGCCGGCCGATCCGATCACGAAGCCGGGCGACCTGTGGCTGCTTGGCGACCATCGCCTGTTCTGCGGCGACTCAACGAAGGCCGAGGATGTCGAGCGGCTGATGGCGGGGGCGAAGGCGGACCTGTGTTTCACGTCGCCTCCGTACGGACAGCAGCGCGACTACACCGAGGAAGGCAAGGCCAAGGTCGCCGACTGGGATGGCCTCATGCGTGGCGTCTTCGGCAATCTGCCGATGGCCGACGCTGGGCAGGTGCTCGTAAACCTAGGGATGATCCACCGAGACGGCGAGTGGATTCCATATTGGGATGCGTGGATAGCGTGGATGCGCGAGCAGGGATGGCGACGGTTTGGATGGTACGTGTGGGATCAAGGCAGCGGACTGCCTGGCGATTGGAACGGAAGACTTGGGCCTTCGCACGAGTTCATATTTCACTTCAATCGTTACGCGGAACGTCCGAACAAATGGGTTCCTTGCGATGACCGAAACGTGGCTATCGGCGAAAGAGCGACAGCGAAGCGAAAAGGCGGCGGCAAGGTGACTTCGATGCGAGGCAAAGACGGTGAAGTAAAGTCTGTCTCTAGCACTGAAAGAAACTCTCACAAGATACCTGACTCGGTCGTGCGTATCAGTCGATGCGCAACGATAGACATGGCAAGAGAGAATCACCCTGCGACATTCCCGATACAGCTTCCTGCCTTTGCTATGCAGTGCTGGGACGGCATCGCATACGAACCCTTCTGCGGCTCCGGAACCACTCTGATAGCCGCCGAGCAACTTGGCCGCAAGTGCTACGGCATGGAGATCAGCCCGCAGTACTGCGACGTTATAGTGAAGCGATGGGAGACGCTGACGGGCAAGAAGGCTACGTTGGCGGATGAATGAGCGACGACGTCCTAAAGCGTGCCCGCGAAAAAGAACGTGAACTGCGGCAGCAGCTGCGGACGATAACCAAGGCCCGTCGGCAACTGGCCGGCGGCGAAGCAGCGTCATACGCGGCCCACAAGGATCGGGCAGCCGCCAGGCAAGCGGAGCTGTCTGAAAGCGGCCGGGACATCGGCCAGCTTCCGGCCGTGGTAGACGGCGGCAGGCTGGCGTCATGCGAAAAAAGTTTTCAGCGTTTCTGCGAAACCTACCTGCCTGAGTCGTTTGTGTTGTCGTGGTCGCCAGACCATTTGGCGGCCATCGGCAAAATCGAAGGAGCGGTTTTGCGTGGCGAACTGTTCGCATTTGCCATGCCCCGCGGCAGCGGCAAGACGACGCTGATCGAGGCCGCTGCCCTGTGGGCCATGCTGTACGGCCATTGCCCGTTCGTTGTGATCATCGGGGCGGACCAAGCTGCGGCTGGAACGATTGCCGACAGCATCAAAGCCCAGATCGAAAACAATGACTTGCTGCTGCAAGATTTCCCAGCGGCCTGCTACCCGGTGCGGTGTTTAGATCGCATCGCTCAACGGGCCAAGGGCCAGTTGTTCAACGGCCGGCCGACAGACATCGACTGGGCCTCGGACATCGTGACGCTGCCTTGGATACCTGGAGCCAAGTCGTCAGGAGCCTGCGTTCGGCTGTCTGGCATCACCGGCCGCATCCGCGGCCTGAAGCACACCAGACCTGATGGCAGCAGCATCCGCCCCAGCCTGGTGTTGATCGACGACCCGCAGACCGACGAGTCAGCGGCCAGCCCTTCCCAGTGTGCTACCCGCGAGAAGATTCTGAGCGGGGCAATCCTGGGCCTCGGCGGGCCGGGGGCCAAAATCGCCGGCCTGTGCACGATCACGGTGATTCGCACCGACGACCTGGCCGACCGGCTGCTGGACCGCACCCGCCACCCGGCCTGGCAGGGCGAGCGGTCACAGCTGGTCTACGACTGGCCGGCGGCCGAAGACCTGTGGCTGGAATACGGCGAACTGCGGCGGGCCGGCCAGCGGAGCGGGGCCGGGCCGGCCGAGGCGGACGAGTTCTACGCGGCCCGGCAGGCCGAGATGGACGCCGGCAGCCGGGTGGCCTGGCCCGAACGAAAGAACGACGACGAGCTGTCGGCGATCCAGCACGCCTGGAACCTGCGGATCGATCGGGGCGATGCGGCATTCTTTGCCGAGTATCAAAACCAGCCGCTGTCAGAACACGTCGACAGCGACAAACTTGACAAACGTCAACTGGCGGCCCGGGTCTCAACGGTGCCCCGCCAGCAGGTGCCGGCCAACCATCACCAGCTGACGGCGTTTGTCGACGTGCAGGACCGGGTGCTGTTCTGGCTGGTGGCCAGCTGGTCGGAGTCGTTCGGCGGGCACGTCGTCGGCTATGGCGTCTACCCGGACCAGGGCGTGACGTTTTTCGACGCCGGCAGTGCCAAGCGAACGCTGGCGGCCGCCGCCGGCGGGGCTGGCTTCGAGGCGGCCCTGGCCGCCGGCCTCGACCACGTCGCCCAGATGCTGCTGGCCAAGGACTGGCAGCGGGAAGACGGCACGGCCATGCGGATCAGCCAGATGATGATCGACGCCAACTGGGGCAAGAGTACCCAGACAGTGCGGACCTTCGCCCGCCGGTCTTCGTTTGCCGGGTTGATCCTGCCTAGCCACGGCCGCGGCGTCGGGGCGTCCAGCCCGGCCCTGTGCGATCGCCACAAGGCCCGCGGCGACCGGTTGGGCCTCAACTGGCGGATCAACCAGATTCAGGGCCAGCGGTCGGTGACCTACGACACGAACTATTGGAAGTCGTTTTGTGCCAGCCGGCTGCGGCTGCCGACCGGCGACCCGGAAGCGATCGTGTTCTGTGCCGGCGAACACGACCTGTTGTTTGATCATTTCACGAACGAATACCCGGTGCGGACTGAGGCCCGCGGCCGGGTCGTCGACGAGTGGAAGCTATCGGGCAACCGGTTTGAAAACCATTGGTGGGACTGCCTGGTGGGTGCCGCGGTGGCCGCCTCGATCCGCGGCGTCAACCCGACCGGCACCGACACCGGCCACCGCGCCCGCAAAAAGGTGGCGATCCCGGCCGGCCCCGACGGCCGCCGCCGCATTCAGACCACGAGGCTGGAAACGTGATCACGATCACCACCGTGGACGGGCTGGCGGCCGGCGATTGCCTGGCGATCGTCCAGCGGCTGACCAAGCCGGCCAGCGAGTTTCAGATCGAAGTCGCCGCCCGCCGGGACGGCCGGATTTCGTCGGCTACGCCGATTGCCCTGTGGCACGATCGGGGCACGCTGCTGGCCTGGGCGTGCAGCCACGTTTGGCGGGACTACCAGACGCTGGAGATGTTCACCGATGGCCGGCACCGCGGCCGGGGCATAGCCTTGGCGCTATCGGCAACGCTGTTGGCCGGCGGGGTGCTGGACCAGCGCCGCCCGCTGGCGGTGTTCGCACCGTCGACCGCCGCGATCGCCCGCAGGCTGGGGTTTGCCGTCGAGCGGTTCGAGCACGATTGGCGGCCGTCCGAGTAGCCATACCCCCTGCGGCCCTGGTCGGCTGATTGCGTAGCGTCAGGCCATGAGCGACGCAATCGAACAGGCCCTGGAATCGGCGGCCACCAACCCGGCCCGGGTGCGGACTGACGCCGGCGAGGTCCAGGCCCAGGACATCACCAAGATCATTGAGGCTGCCCGCTACCTGGCGGGCAAGTCAGCGGTGACCGCCTCGACGACCAACACCCGCCGCGGCCTGCGGTTTAATCAGATCGTGCCCGGGGGGTTCGACGCCAGCTGATGGCCTTCACCGACCTGTTTCGCCGACGCCGCCAGCCGCAGCCGAGTGATCGGCCGCTGGCCCGGGCGCGGTTTGAGGCGGCCGAGCGTGGCGACGACTACAAGCACTGGTCGGGTGCCGACGCCTTCAGCGCCGACAAGGCCCTGTCGCCGGAAAAGCGGCGGGTCATGCGGAACCGGGCCAGGTTCGAGCGGGCCAACAACAGCTACCTGGCCGGCATCTCGGCCACGCTGGCCTACGACCTAGTGGGCACCGGCCCGCGGCTGCAACTGGACATCGGGGCCAGCGAGGCGGCCCGGGAAGTCGAAGAGGCGTTTTACGACTGGGGCACTCTCGTCGACCTGCCGGCCAAGCTGCGGACGATGCGCGAGGCCCTGGTAACCGACGGCGAAGCGTTCGCCCTGATGATCAACAACCCGCGGCTGCCCGGCGTCCAACTCGACCTGCGGCTGCTAGAGGCCGAGATGGTCGCCACGCCGACGGAACTGATGCGGCAGACGATCGACGCTGAGGGCAACACGGTCGACGGGCTGGAGTTCGACGACGTCGGCAACGTGATCGCCTACCAGGTGTTGAACTTCCACCCCGGCAGCAACTACCGGGTGAACAACCTTCAGTTCCAGCGGGTGCCCGCCAATCAGATGATGCACTGGCTGCGGGTCCAGCGGCCCGGCCAAAACCGCGGGATGCCCGAGGTGGCACCGGCCCTGCGGCTGTTCGGCCAGCTGCGGCGCTACACCGAAGCGGTGATCGCCGCGGCCGAGACCGCCGCCGACTTTGCGGCGTTCATTCACTCGAACAGCCCTGCCGCGGAGGTCGACGAAGTCGACGCCTTCGCCGAGCTGGAGATTCGCAAGCGGACCCTAACCACGCTACCCGAGGGCTGGAACATTTCGCAGCTGCGGGCCGAGCAGCCCACCAGCACTTACGCCGATTTCAAAAAAGAGATTCTCAACGAAATCGCCCGCTGCTTGCAGCTGCCCTACAACGTCGCGGCCCTGGACAGCTCGTCGTACAACTACGCCAGTGGCCGGATGGACCACCAGGTCTACGGCATGAATCTGCGGGTGGATCGCGACCACCTGGAACGGATCATGCTTGACCGGGTGCTGGCCGCCTGGGTCAACGAGGCTAGCCTGGCCGGCGTGATCCCGCCCGGCCTGCCGCCCTTTTCCGAATGGAACTGGGCCTGGGGCTGGGACGGCAAAGAACACGTCGACCCGGCCAAGGAGGCCGCCGCGGCCCAGACCCGGCTGGCCACGCACACGACCACGCTGGCGGCCGAATACGCCCGCCAGGGCAAGCGATGGGACGAGCAGCTGCGGCAGATCGCCGCCGAACGGGCACTGATGGCCGAACTGGGCATCACGCCAGCCGGGGCCGCCCCGCAGCCGGTCGAACCTGACGGCGACGAGGTGCCCGCATGAAACCGATTACCGACTACGGCGACTACGACGACGAAGAAAACCTGGACATCGGAGTGATTTTCGTATGAGCACGATCAAGCTGTCCACCGGCGTGACGTTTT